CTGTCTTTCGATTAAAAGCTAAGGTGTACTTTGAACCCTCGAAAGAGAAGGTTAGCTCTTTTTCCATAATCATTACCTCACTTTATTAAGTTGTAAAATTTAGCCCCTACACCCCGAAAGGTATAGGGGCTGTTCATACCCTCATTTTACCGCATCAAGTACCTGCTGTAAAGGTAAAATCTGTGGTAGGTGTAATCGAAATCTGCATGGAGCGTCCTTCGTTGACACCGCCACCTGTGACGTAAACGTCCAGGATGCCATCAAATGTGAACTTTCCGTCCGCACCTGTAGGTGTTACAACACCGTTTTCCTCTGTACCGCCGAAGTAGATAGCGAAGTGCTTCGCTGTACCATCGGCAAGAGCTTTAAGTGTCTGATAGTCGGTCGGATCGTAGTTCGCATCGAATGTCATAGCATCGTTGTTCTGAATACCAGGAACACCGATCTTACTCTTGTTGGAAAGAGTTGTCATATCAATCAAATCCAATGTGTTACCCTAGAAGCTCTTTATCTTCTAGTTCATACACTTATTATTCGTGTATGTTCAGACTATATCTCAAACTTGCTATTGCAAGTCCATCGGCACTCGTGGATGGGTTATTGTTTGTGCTACTCACCATCTAGTCGTTAGACCTTACTACTACTTATTGCACTTCGTAGTTTTGGTACGGTATTCCCATTCCAGGGTTCACCGTTTCACCGATGTATGCATCATAAATGTCACCACTTATGCGCCCAATTATCGTCTAGGTGCGCCACCGATATCCGGATAGCTTTTGATATCAACGACTTTGGAATAGGTGAGTGTACCCGATCCTGTTCCCTGCATCAGAAACGTTTTGTAGGTAGAAAAAAGTGCCATTTTTCAAATCCCCTTTCATTATGTATTGTTAGGTTGTTTGCCCGAATACCGTGCTATCTCACGATATATCGTTGCATCTTGATAGTTGGGTACGGGGGCATAATACGTCCGTCTGTACCCCTTGTGTCGCATGATAGAATCGGTAATAGCCACCATTCTTTTTACGTTGGTTATCCCCACCCCATCAAGCAGGTTATCGAACCATTCAAAGTGAATTACTGCGTTCGAAAAACACTCGTCACCGGAAAGGTTCAAATCGCTTCGTGAAGTTGTATCACTCTCGATCCACAACTGCACGTGAGGGAAGTTAGCAGGCTGATTTACATAGTGCGTAGCCAGGTCTGCGTTAGGGAACTCTGCTATCACCGCTTTGTACACTTCATTAAAAATGTCAGTAATCGATAGGATCAAATTCGAAATCCCCCTTATCCTGTGTCGGACCGTACTCGTTACGTTCTACTTTGTACTCAATCCGCTTTACTAGCCCCTTTGATTCCCTTGCTTTTTCAAGCAATTCTTGAAATGTTTCAAACATGAACGGTCTAGGGTATTGACCTCGGGTTCTCCACCATACACCATCACGCAGATACCACCATCCGTTGTCACCATGACCTTTGCGATCATAAGTGAACCAACTAGGTCTTTCCGGTGAAGGATCGGCTGCACCCTTAACTCCCGAACCAAACTCCACGATCTGTGCGTAATTGAATCCCATACCATTGTCGGCAAAGACGTTTATAACACCTATGCCAGTACTCGGATCAAAGACACCTTGAACGCTGCTATTCAGTAATCCGCTATCGTATGCCTGCCACGCAGCTATGCGATACTTAGCGATATTCACACCGTCCTTTACTAACTCTGCACATAAAGCATTGATAGCATCGATCGTGTCTTTGCGGTAGTCCTTAATCTCGGCAATCGCATTGTTGATAGAATCAACATCTAGCCTAAATGTGACCTTCTTCATACGCTACGTTCACCTTCTTACAACCGATAAACATAAAGTTGCGGTTCTTGACGATCCTGCGAACGGTGTAGTCATGTGCTTCACCTTCCACATACGGCTTATCAAGCCACACCACGCTGTTCTCGGTAATATCAATGTCCGTCTTGTCAAGGACTATCGTTTTATCGTAGTTCTCGTCAGTACCAAACATCTGTAAGTTAGTTGATCCGGTGGGTGCTGATACTGTACCATACACCGTCTTTACGTCACTATATACAACGATCTTTTGACCTGTCTTTCGTCCGGAAGCATCTTCTTGATACTCCGTTCTGAGATAGTTCTTGTAGTTGATCGCTCTTCTGTTACGCATCAGACTTCGCATCGCCAAACACCCCTGCTTTCGGTACTACCTGTCGCATCAGTTCTACGGGAATATCAGATTGACCGTAAATGCAAGTCACTCCGTTTTCTGTGTGCTGAATCTCACCCTCAGCTCCCTGCTTTACCAACATGAAGTTAGCGATCCGGCATTGAAGAACGTCATACTTCACGGGCATTTCGGTAGTATTACCGTAAGGATCATACTTGTTGAGGATAATATCAGATGCAACGATCAGAAAGGGGGCAATCTCCGCATCTGTCAAATCTGTGCCATCTGCTTTAATGCCAAACAGTTTTCTAACCAATGTAAGTTTTTCTTCTGTAGTCATGGAAACTACCCCCTTTCTTTAATCATCACGCTTCTGCTACGTCACACTCGTCAGAGAATACTTCTCCGGTAGCTGTGCCGGATGCTGTAACCTTACAACGATAGTGCTTGCCTGCATCGGCTGCCTTAACTGTGAGTGTAGCTGTGTTGTAACCTGTGTAAGCAGATGTAAGATCGGTCCATACTGTACCTGTCTTAGCTCTTACCTGCCACAGATATGCGAGTGTAGCATCAGTAGCCGGCTTCACGTTGTACTGAACGTTAGCTACGGAAACGGTAGCGGTATCATCAGCAGCAACCTCATTCTTGTTGAGTGTAGCACCAATGATCTCAGCATCCGCTTCAACTGTTGCAACAACACCGCTGATAGAAATAGAGTTATCCGGTGCTGTGAAGTCTGTTTTAAGACCTGTGAGCTTACCGTGATACCAAGAAGCACCATAGTCAAGACCGATCTGACCGTAGAGCTGATACTTGTCTGCTGCTCCAACCTTAGCGAGCGGTTCAAGGAAGAAGTTACCCTTTCCAGGAACAGGCATATATACCGGTGCGCAAACTGTCGGGTTTACGATAACCGCTACACCTGCCGGCAGGAAGTTGTTCGGGAGAAGTCCAATATCACCGAACGGTGTAACAAGAGTAGAAATCTTGATACCGTTTACTTCACGGGAAGCCGGCATTACGGTCATGTGGTTCTTCCCTGCATCAGCGTTAAGCTGCATAATGTTCTCATTACGAGCCATGAGTACAAGATCGTTTACCGGTGCTTCGTTGGAAAGGTCCATAAGAAGGGAAGCAACCGCCCAATAGGTAAGTCCTTCACCTGCTACGTCCGTCACAATGTCTGTGATCGCATTGACGATACCCTGTGTCTTGTACGGAACATCATCGTGTGTACCCTTCTGCTTTACACCATTGAGGAATGTGTACTCAATGTCTTTGAGTACCTTCTTCATGCGTACACCAACCTGGAAGTCCAGTTCGGTTGCCGGGTTTGCGCTCTGACCTGCAATATTCAGACCGGAAAGCTGCTTCATGGAAGATTCCTTACCATAAGAAATAGCAAGGGATTCCTGGAAAATCTGACAGTAGTTCGTGTTCTGCTCACGAGTAACAAAAGTCGGTGTAGGTGCTGTAAGGGAAGCACTCTCGGAAATTGCCGGCTGTTCTGTGCCACCACCGATCTCATAAGCAATAGAAGTATCGAACTCCCAATTCTGTGCTGTTCTTGACTTGCCACCGATAAGCGTGCTGAACGGGGTTGCCGAATTGCCTTTAGCAAACAGCAGACCGGAATAGTTCAGTAGATTATGGGAAGTCATTACATTAGCTTCATTCTGTGCCATAGTCTTTACCTCTCTTAAATATTATTTGTATTTTGTTCCTGTTGCATACGCATCAATGCCGCTGCGTTTGCAATATCACCGTTAGCAAGTGCGCTATCGATGTCTGTAGAGTAGTCTTTCACCTGTGGTGTAGTGCGCCCACCCTTCATTACCGGATTCTGAGCAAGGAGTTCCGCTTTTGCGTTCTCCGCTGCCGTTTTCTTTGCGGTTTCTACCTGTGCGCTAAAGTTTGCGATCACAGTATCGAAATCACCGCTATATGCTGCTTCTGCGGTCTTTACTGCCGTTTCTGCTTCTAGTCCGGAAGAGATAAACTTTGCGGTAAGATCGGAAAGAGCAATTCGCTTTTTAAGGTTCTCATTCTCTTCCTGCATCTTCGCATACTTCTCGGCTTCCTCTGCCGACTTCTTCTCTTCTTCGCTCATGTGCGCTTTGAGTTGACGTTTGTACTCGGCTGCTTCCGAAGCGGTCTTATCGAACGCTTTCTTTAGTCGTGCTACCTCGTCAGACTTATCCTGCGGTAACTCAACGTTTTCCAATGCAGCAACGATCTCATCATTCGTCATTCCCTCTTTGTACTGTTCACCTAACAGGCTTTGGATGTTTGCCATAATGCAACCTCACTTTCTGTGTTTTTAGTTCTTCTCTGAACTTTCGTTTTCTTTAGACGATGCCTTTAATATCGGGTTCGACATAGGCTTTTCGTCTGTGTTTTCAGAACTTCTCTGTTCTTTATTGCCACCGGCATTTGCCGTTATAGCCATTCTCTTTTCCTTCTCTTCAAGAAGTTTCTGCTGTTCCTCGTAATACTCCATACTCTGAGTATATGCACTCTCGGGATCGATAAACAATCCGGATGCTTCGAACGCAAGTTTCGGGTGAATCTTGTTGTTCTGTAACATAGCGATAAGCACCTGCGACTTGCTCTGAATGTTATCATAGTTGTGCATGGAGAACTCAGCCTTAATGTCTGCTTCGTCCAGGTTACAAAATCCTGCTGCCGAGCAAATCTTTAGGATCAAGTGCATAGCTCTCTGATCCGCTTCCTTGTACGCATCCTCGGTAGCCTTAGCTCTGCAAAGAGCATCATTCCATCCATCTCGAAGTTCGGTCGCCCTTCCGGTATCACTTGTACTTAGACCGCCGTTACGGTTCGGAAGTCCGCAGATTGTGATAATCTGCATCTCAATATCAGAAGCAAGTGTCTGTGCCTGCTGTTGATCCAGTTCAGACTTAACAAACTCTACGTCTGCCGGAAGGTCCTTCTCACTCTTGATCTTGATAGCACCGTACTCGTTAAGAAGCCGTAACCCCTCTTCGTCAATATCGCAGTTGATGAACTTCAAGAAAGCCTGGACGAAGTTATCAAGACCATCAAGCCGACCGCTGTAAACGTCATTCAGAGCGTTCAGAAGCGGAAGTACGATCTCAAATGCACCCTGTCTTTCCTCATTTGCAGGATATTCTATGATCGGGATTTCACCGAGCGTGTTAGGTGTCTTAGATGTAATCTTACCGTCATTCACCACATACATGAAGTCTTTGGTCCATACCTCATACACTTCACTCTGATAGATGTTGACACCGACTACAGGTGCGCCCTCTACTCCACCTACCTTTGAGTAGTAGGAAAC